ATTGTTTTTTGGTTTTTGACTATTTCATTAGTTAATGAATCTATTTTAAGTTCTGTTTTTTTAACAGTTTCTTCTGCTTGTAACTGTATAGTAGATTTTAAAATATTTTTTTCTACCTCTAGTAATTTATTTTTATGGTAAAAATAACCTAGTATACAAACAAAAAAAGTTGTTGTTATTAACAACAACCCTAATAAATAAATTATTCTATTGTTAACCATACTTTTTCTTTCTTTAAAGCTAGTTCAATATCTTTTTCTAATTTAGTTGCTGCTTTAGCACTATCACCAGCAAATCCATCAGAAGAATCTTCATAAGCTACACCAATACAACCTTCTACGTTTTTAGCTGTATTTGCAACATGAATACGAACACCTTCAAAACCTTTTACATTTACGATATAAGTCATAAATCTTTTAAATCTATTACTATAAGTCATAGTAATTTCATACCTACCTTTAGGTATAGCTGTTTTTCCATGTACTTTAATTTTAGCAATTTCATTAAGTTGCATTGTTTGGTCTAACCCTCTATCAAAATCTTCAATAGAAAATGCAAAAAATTTACCGTTAACAAACCATTTACCGCCACAATAAAGTTTTTTTTCATTATTCCAAATACGTTTTACATTTAATTCCATATTATTATTCTTTAATTTCTTTATAATTTAAATCGTTATTACCAATTTCTGTTGTAGTTGTTTTAGTAGTATTTTCTATTGTAGACCTTCCAAATAAATAAGTTAAAACAATAGGCATCTGAACACCTACAAATAATAAAATATTATTAATAGAATTTTTATCAATCCATTTAATAAAGTAAGTTATACCAGAAATAACAGTTAAAAATATTAAAGATGCAGCATACCAAAAACAAATAAATAATCCTACTGAAGATTTACCGTTTTTGTTTGAAGTAGCTTCTTTCCAATTAAATTTTGAAAAATCAAACATTATTTAGTATTTTTTAAAAAATTAACAATTTGCATTATAAAGTATAATGCACCTATTACAATACCTACAATTGTAGTAATGCCAGCCCAAGAACCTATAATAAAAGCTTTTTTTTCTTTAATAATATTTAAAAATGATTCAACTCGTTTAAATCTTGCAAAAAGAGAATTTTCGTTGTCTAAATCATTACCTACTAAAGTAAATAATAAATTATCTAGTTTTTTATCTAATTTACTATAATTTGTTTTAGCATCTACAGAATTATTTATTAATTCTGAATAAATACTTTTAATTTGTGTTGAAACATTGTTTTTAAAATTTTCTAGTTCAGGCTGAAGTTTTTTATAAACTTCATCAACTATTTCTTGTTTTTCATGTTTAGTTAATGGCATTATAACAATTGTTTTAATGATTAAAATAAATACCCTTTTAATTCTTCTTTTGTAAATTCGTCAATAGTATTAAGTATTTTTTCTTCTTTACAAATAACAGGTTCAAACCATACTTTTTTACTTTCTAGTGAAGTGTTAGATTTTTCAACAAGTTCATGAAGTTTACGTGAACGTATTTTACCTTGTTCTTTATTTGTATTTGGAATATTATCTGTGTAAGTTAATAATCCATCTTTATTTTCAACAGCAGTTTCAAAAAAAAGTTCTTCTTTTTCTTTTTCAAAATTACTTGAATTGTCTTTAATTTCTTTTTCTGTAGCTAAATTATATTGTTGTAAAAACTTTTTAACAAAATAAGTTTTTTTATCTTTTATTTCGTTTTCAATTTTATCTGTACCTATAATAGAGATAACTAATTGTTTTTTACTAGCTAAGGTTTTAATATCTATTTCAAAACCATTTTTACTTTTTGTGTTTTCTTGTTTTTGTGAGTTACTTGACATAAAATTTTAATTAAGGTTAAATTTAAAAAAATGCTAATTTACAAAAAAAAATTAGTAAAAACCAAATTTTTTATGAATTTTCAATTAATTTTCTTTCTAAGTTTAAAAAATTTAATACTAAATTTTCTACATACACATTATTAGCACCCCATGCTTCAAATTCATCTTTTGTTAGGTAATAAGTACCTTCTGCTATTTGTTTACCTTCGGCTGTTTTTAACACCCAATAAGTACCAGTAGTTGTTGCATCTGTTGTAAATCCATGGACTGTTACTTGTAACTGTTCGGCTGTACCTAGTACACCTAAACTTGTTGGTTTGATTGTTATCATGTTTTATTGTTTTAAATTATTGTGATTCCATAAAATTGCCCTTGGTTACGTTCAATTGTTTGTCGGTTGGTGGTGGAGAGGACGGAGGGGAACGAAATCAATTCTGATACAGTGCCTTCAAATGTGAGCAATGATGCAGTTCCATTCAACGAACCTATAGCACTATTAACCCCCGTATAGAGGCTCGTAATTGTTGCGCTATCCCATTGCGCGCCGTTCTTAAACAATTTCCACTGCTCACTTCCGGTGGTTGATATAGATGTGATTAAAGTGGGTGTATTTGAAATAGCAACATCTGCGGCTAAACCGTTGGTTCCATTGCCTCCCAAAGCTGTAGTGTTGGCTACGTTTAAGCGCCCAACCGAAATAGGCCCAGCCGATTCTTGGTTTGCAATAATGTAAAAACGGCCAGTTTGCCCAGAAGACCACTGCCCAAAAACAGTCCCGAATTCATTTTCAATCTTCGGTGTGAACAGAATAAACAAACTGTGCGTTGTGTTAATAAGCGGAGAAGGGGCAGCTAAATAATCATCTATGCCGTCAAAGCGCAGCGTGGGCCGTCCGTTTTCCGTCTGTATCGCACCATTGCTAACAATTTGCGGCTGCGATCCTGCCGTGGCTTGAGTTGCATTGCGACCATTGCCCGACTGGTCGTACCACGTTCTAATAAAACCATTATTACCAACACCCACAAATGCTAGCAAAGTTACAGTATCTAAATCACCACTTGCTGTAAAGCCAATATCCTGAGTAGCACCGTCACTACTTCTTCTTACATTAACAGCTGCACCTAAGTATGCAGTACGAAGTTTACGTAAGCTATACGCAGCTGAACTATTTAAGCCGTCAAGTATTAATCTCGATGATGAAAAAAAGAAAGCGTTTCCGAACATATTTTATGAATAATTTTTTGAAATTGATATTAGATATTGAGTCCCATCCCATAATACCGCAATAACGTCTTTTTGATTTGCAGTTCCAACGTAAACATTACCACCTCCATTAGATTGAAGTGTTCCTGTTGGAAAAATTAAATTTCTCGGAGTTGCACCATTAGTTACTTCTATTAAAGGGCAAATAGCGTTTTGCGCATTCAATAATGTGAGAGTTACGTTTCCAGTTGCCGAACTTAATAAAAGGTCAACTATGCTCCCGTTATTCCAATCAATTGTTTGCGTTGTTCCAGTAGGTGTTAGTGTTTGTTTTGTTGTGCTTATTTGTGCAGCTCTAAGAGTTCCACTAATTCTAGCACTACCATTTACCTGTAATCTATCTACTCCGTTATTTGTTGTAGTACCTAACAATAAATTACCACCTAACCATGTAGATGTAGTAGAGCCATTACCAATCCATGTTCTATTTGATTCAGTAGCAGATACACCTACGGAGTTATAACCTATAAAGATGTTGTTATCTCCTGTAGTGTTACTATCACCTGCTGAATGTCCTATTGCAGTAAGTTGTGAACCTTGGGTATTATTAATAAGTACTCCTGCTCCTAATGCTGTATTAAAAGAACCGTCGGTATTATTATTAAGTGCAAATAATCCTATTGCGGTACTACTAAAACTATTACCAGAACCTCTACCAACTCTTACTCCATTTATTGTTGCATCTGCTCCAGTTGTTATTGTGTTTGTTCCTAAATTTACATTTGCAGTTGCTCCTGTATATGGAACGTAACCGCTTAGGGCTGCACTTGTAATAAATCCGCTTGGGTTAGTTAAAGGGTAATAAGTACTTGCTGCCGTTGATGAAAGTAAGTAAGGGTTTAACGCTGCATTTGTTATGAATCCGCTTGGGTTGCTGTTAGGGTAGTAAACTGTTGAATCAATACTTCCATCTGCTTTTAAAAACTGACTTGCAGTGCCGCCTGATTTTATTAGTTGGTTTGCTGTTATTGTGTTTGTTCCTAAATTTACATTTGCAGTTGCACCTGTATATGGTACTAAACCTGCTATACTTGGAATACTTGGGAATGTTGCTAAGCTACCATCACCACGTACAAATTGACTTGATGTTCCACTAAACAATAAATAAGGCAACGAATTAAAAGCCGTAGTCCCATTGCCTAATTTCATCTTTCCTGTATCTCGCTCAATCACTAACTGTTTATCCAATAATATTGGATTTTCAGTAGCTAACTGCGCAGCAGTACGTGCGTATTGCTGCAGTGGTATAGTTAATTCGCTCATGTTGTTTCTCCGTTTAAAATTCCGTAAATACTATTTGGTGTTATCGTTCCTGTATCTATTGATGTGAATAGATAACGCTCTACTTTTATTGTGTTACCAACTAAACTTAATGGTGTTATCTCAACATTATCCTGATTGACTAACTCAATATTGGTTTCTTTTCCACTTGTTGCTTCTGTGAATGTTTCATTGTTTAATGTTAATGAAGCATCTGGAGCGATCAATACTTTATTTTCTTGAGGTTTAACACTTGTTACCAATAACTCCTCAGCTGAGGTATTTATTAATCCAATAGTGGAGTCTTTAATGTAGATATTTGATTCATCAATCGAATCTGGTGTTATGAATTCATCGTGATTATTTAACAATCCTATATTGACTTCCTGACCACTTGTAACCGAAATAAATGGATTATTGTTTAATGTCAATTCAGTATCTTTCAATAGAATCTTCTTTGTATCAAAATCAAAGACAAATTCATTAACTTCTTCACTGCCTTCTTGGTTTGTTAAGTAAAAGTTTACTATCCTCTCACCTTCTGTTGTAAACAACAATTCATTATTCAAGTTTATCCTAACAGATTCTACAGTTGAAGGATAAGGTATTGTTTGATTCTCTTCATTGAATTCTTCAACTGAAAAACCTTTTACAAATAACTTACTGAACCTTTTTATTTCATTTGAGTTGAATCTAGGCACATTCATCTCATAATCAAAACTAACACTGAAATTTCTATGAAAAATGTTTGGTGATATGTTTCCTGATTGTAATGTTACGTCTGCACCGCTGAAATTCAAATTCATCATTCCATGGTGTTCAAACTGCTCAAACAGAGATAAAAACATCGCTTTCATTGTGTGATAAATACACAACACCTCATTCATTGAGTTTGAGGAAATAAGTAAACTGTAATTCGCCCCAAAAACATTGTTCAACATCTCTGTTTCTTCACCTTCAGAGTAGATATTTTCATTAAATCCCTCACCTTCACCTATCGTGTGGTGTTTTACTCTGTCTTGTGGTAAGAGAATGTGGATTGTGGGTTGCGCTGACCTTTCTTGATTGTAGCCTAAACAAATTTGTATTTTGTTTGGCTCCTTAACATCTCTTTTAAACAAATCAACACAATTTTTGTAGAAATCACTGTTTTCTATCGTTGTTGGTGAAGATTCCGATTTGTATAGTTTATACAAAAATCTCGTCTTCTCATTGGTCTTAATAGAATCCTGTCTCAATAATTCCAAGAATATATTGAGAGTTTTATATAGTATTGCTTCTGGAGTTATCATTAGAATCCTAAATTGATTAATTGCTCATTGACTATGTTGTTTGTTATTTCTTGAATATCCAAAGAGTCTAAGGTTTTTTGAGCAAGATTTCTTTGAGATAATCCTGGATGTATCCAGCTGTTAGGGTCACTCATTTCACCAACTCTCCTGAAAGATGAATATGTTGACTGAGTAGATTTCTCATAAACAGCAGTATCTTTTTGAATACCCATATAGATACTTGTCTTGTGTTTATAAGTCTCAAAAACCTTATTTAGTTCATTATTTATCAACTTGACTCTTTCTTGAGTCTTATACCCTTTAGGTATGTTTTTTTCTGTTATCGAACCATCTCTTTTGACAGTTTTATAAATGTCTGAAGGCATCTTATTTGAACCTTCAGTATTGGGAGTACTCCACTTAAAAGGAATTGTTAAATACCAATTTCCATTAGCACTCAACTCTCTCTTTGAGCTTTTTGAAAAACCTTCTTTCATGTCGAATGGTCCAACTCCAAACTCTATCATGTTGTTGAATTGTCCAGTCAATATTATATCATTTATGAATCTACCCTCATCTACAACTATCAATCCATTGGAATAAGATTCAGCTGTTGAACCTAACTCTTCAAAAGCGTTTTCTCTCCAAGCGTCATAAACAACGGATGTTAATTCTGTAACAACAGCTTTTTTGACAACATTGATTTCTTCTTCCTTCAAAGAGAAGGAATCAATTATATCAGTTATGTCAAAACTTATAGGTATCATTGTTTTGTGTTTTCTATGAGTCTATTTTTTGTAAGATTTTCTGAATCCAATATCATATGTGCTTTTATACACATGAATGATTTTGGTAATCTTGCTTTAGTTGTAGAATCATTTTCAATGAATTTGCTTTTGGTGAATTCTCTTTTTATATCTATGATGTGATAAACTGGCTTATGGGTATATCTTATTGATACAGAAAAATTACCTTGTTGAATTCTTGTTTGATAGTCTTCTTTAAAAATAATTAAATTGTTTTCGATATTGAAGTCAATACCTTGAACTAGATGCTTCAATTCCTTATCTAAACCATCGAAACAATAACAATACAAAACTTCTAATGGGTTATAAATTGCAAATGCAAAATTCTTGCCATTCGCATTAAACGGTTTTAAGATTTGATTGTAACATTCTTCCAATTCATCATTCAGTGTGAATCTATCCATAAAAGATAGATTCTTATCATAAGAAGTAGATATAGATGACTTACCCATATTTGTCTCTGACCAATTCTCAATCTTTTTTGAAGAGTTCATCCCCAATGCTAAAGTGTATGTTTCTTGTCTGTCTACAAAAAACCATCCACACCCACCACAATTCAAACATCCAGTTTGACTCAAACCTGTATTTCTATCTGAACAAGGGCATTTTAATGCCTTATCTATATAAGCATTATATCCATGGTCTTTTATCAATTCATCAAATTGTGATGAATCTTGAAATCCAACTTGTATATAAGATTGTTGGTTAGCATTATTTGATTTGCTAATTATAGGCTTGCTCATGATTTAAACTGCTTGAAAAGTTATTCCTTTGTATATTTTCTCAGTTCTCGTAAACTGTTCTTTCATTTCAGTCAAATATTGACTTATTCTTCCAGAAAACACACCACCTTGATTGCTTTTAGCAATTCCTATAGATTGACTTAACCCATCCATAGACAAACTTTGGCTTGATACACCAACTCCCAATATTATATCTCCAATCATGGATAATACTGGTATTGAAGCCATTTTACCAACATAGTCAATCACATCTGATACTCTGTTCAAATCAGTGTATCCAGTCAAGTAAGTCATGTTCCAATAGTTTGGAATGGTCATTTTTCCAAACCACCCTAAATTGGGTGAAATTCCTGTGAATGCGAAATTGTTTGATAGTGTACCAACTGCTCCGTTGGGTACTAAATATATATTTCTGAAGTAAGAAATACTGTCTGTTGTTGGTCTTTCAGATAACCACTGCTTTGGATATTCTGCTTGTTTGACTTTGTTTAAGTAACCTATGATTGAGATTGCCTTACGCACAGGATAAGTCATTCTAACATATCCCCACTCTTCCCATTCTCTTCTTTTGAAATCAAATCTCTCTGTTATGATTTCTGGACAAAGTCTTATATTTAACCAATTCTCAATTTTGGATTGAGATGTTATCAAGTGTTGTTTGATAACGCTGTTCGGCAAAGTTGAGCCATCTTTTTTGGTTAATGGTATGCCGTACAAATATCTTTCGACAAGTTCAGAAGGACTCATGATGAGTCCTTCGTTCTTGCCATATGTGATGTTTAAAACTATTTCTCCCATTGTTACTTATATTATTAATCAGCCTTGCAGCTTTTTAATAATATAGTTGGTTAGCAACAATTTGTTACTTTTATACTTAATCCACTCTGTCTCTGGATGGTTTGACTTTTTAACTAAGTCAATAAGTTCTGGCAACTTCATAGACTTTAACTCTTCTATCACGCCATCCATATTAGAAGTTTCTGAACCTTCAACTCTCTCTGAGTTCTCATCAGCTGGATTTTCTTCTGACTCTTCTACAACTTTCTTTTTGATTGGTGTTGTTTTAGATTTTGATTCGACAATTTCCCAAGATTCTGGGGATTGTTCAACCATAAGATTTCCACAATCTTCAGAAACTTCAACAATACCATTGTTGTCAATTTCAACCACACCGTCAATTGGTAATTTGATTTTAATACCAAAATTACTCTCTTTGTTTGTCTTGATTTGCATTTTGTTTTGTTTATTTGTTTTGTTTAATAAAAAAAGCTGACACTTTCGTGTCAGCTTCTATAACTTTGAATTTAAGTTGTTATGAGTAAGACTTACCAATGTTGATGATACGTACCATTTTCTTTGGTGCGTACAAGAACGGTGTACCGTACATCATAATCAAGAAGCGGTAAGCAGGTGAAGTGATAGCCAAATCAAGTTTCATCAATGGAGCAAGTTGTCCAAATTCTAAAACTTCATTGTCTTCTTGAATCAACATTGCTTGGTCGCAATCATTCAAGAAACGATTTCTATCACGTACTGAACCGTTTGTTGCTCCATCGTATCCTGAAGCAAGTTCAGCAGCAGAAACCATGAACAATGGATGGAAGGTACCAGTTGAAGCAGCAACGTCTTTTTCACTACGGTAAACCATATATGCGTTTGTTGCATATGGTCCAGCAGTAGCTGTAAAAGTTAAATCAACAGCACCTCCAGCTACTACAGCTGAGGTAGTAGCTTCAACTAACTTCAATGCGCTTTCACCATATCTGTTCCAAGCTGAAACAGCGTAGAAGTAGTTACCAGCGTCAGCAGATGTCCATTTACCTAGAGCATCAGAACCAACTGGAACAACTCCCCCTGAAGCTGTTGGGGTAGCTGGCGCTTTATTTGAAGTAGCACCGTTAGACAACTTCTTTGAAGGGTATTTGTTGAAGAAAATATCTTTTTGCAACCCAACTTCACCGAATTGAGATTCAAAAGATTTTACTCTTTGACCCATAATACCAGACTGCAACGAAGGAGTGTTTGGCTGGATGAATTTGTTTCCATAGAAACGTTGTACAAATCCGCTCAATACTTTTGGTGCACCATACATTTGGTCAATCAAACCAAAGTTCTCTACAACTGTATTACAAGCATCTTCGATAGCGTTTTCAGTTAAAGCCTTACCACGTAAGTCGATAACTTGGTCACTTGTCATATATGCGTTGTAGTCTGAATAAATATCAGAACGTTGTTGTTGAGCTAACAATCCATTGAACTCTTCAGGAATCAAAGTCTCATCACCGAAATACAATGATTTGTTTGCTTTACGCAATAACCATTGTGTACCATTTTTGATTTCAAACTCAGTAGCTGAACCAGCTGCTTGTTGGATACGAACCATCGCCATTGGCAATGTTACAGAACGTGTAGTACCCATAAACTTCACCAACTGAGCACGTCTGATTGTTTCAGATGTTTCTTCTTCTGGTAATTCACCTTCTCTTTGGAATCCTCCACGGTCAACACCATAAGAAACTAATTGGTTGTATTCTTCAACAGTGTTGAAGGCAGGTTTTTTAGGAATACGTTTCCAGAAAACAATATCGTTTTCTTTAAAAGTTAACACTTTTAAAGTCTTCTCAAGACTTTCAAGTTTCAAAGGAGCACCAGACTGTCCAGTCAAGTTGGTCGTATCACGACCAGTTACTTCTTTAGCCTCCAATGCTTTCAAGAGATTTCCCAAATCTTCTTGAGAGGTTGCACCAAAAGCACCGCCATTCTGGCCATGTTCTTGATTTGCGTAATGTTCAATGGAAATGTTCATTGTTTTTATTATGATTTAGTTGATTTTAAGATAACTGATTTGTGATTTTTTGATTAGTCAATGATTTTAACTCCAAATTTTGTCTCTATCTTAGAGATAACAGAATCAGAGATTCCAGCACCTGCCTCAAAAGCAGTCATAGCTTTACCGAATTCTGGGTCATAACCTTTCTCAAAGGCTGCTCTATCTAACAATTCTAAAACAGCTTTTCTGTTTGAAGAACAAGAAATTGATTTTGAATCATCATCCTCAGATTTTGCCTTTTTGAATCCTTCTTTCTCTGAGAAAGATTTTGTGATTGTTTTACGTTGAACTGGAGTTTGTTCAACTAAATCTCTCAAGTAAGACAACTCTTGGTCTTGTCTTTTCAAGATTTTACCCAATGCCTTGAACATTGTAGTTGTTTCTACTGATTGAAACTCAATCGCTTTCAATATATCTTCACTGTCGATGGAGTGAGATTTTTTGATTGTTTTTGATTTCTTCATAGTTGTCTCTTCTTCCTCTTCTTCATCCTCATCTTCTTCTTCATCTTCTGATGACTCTTCTTGTTCTTCTTCTGAAGACTCTTCATCGATATCTTCTTCATCTTCAATATCCTCATCCTCTTCATCTTCGCCTTTTTGAAGGTCTTCTTGATGTTCAAAAAGTCCTAATGAATCGTAGGCTTTTTCAACATCTTTGCTTGAAATTTCAGCAGGTTTTTTGCTATTTTTTTTCATACTTTTTATGATTTTATTGTAAAGTTCTTTTGCTTCATCGGTTGATATACCTGAAAAATCAGAATATATTTTTTCAAAAACTTCTGACTTGCTTAATGATTCAGATTCTTCTGTGTTGTCAAACACATATTCTGGGCAAGCATCTTCATACTCACCCTTCACTATTTCCATGAAAGTGTTTGAATTTTTTGGCATGTGAGTGATAGCACATCCCGTAATCTTTGCTTTTTTGATAATCTTGGGATTGAGAGAGTCTCTCTCAATCACCTTGCCTTCGATTGAGAATCCTAATCTTCTTGTTTTTGAATTCTTTTCAAGTGTTTGAGCCAATTTATATATTGCTTTAGCCATTGGGCTATCTTCATACAATATACCTTCAATTTCTAATCCTTTCTTTGTGATTTTAGCATCGGTTGGCTCTCCTACAATTGCTGAAGGGTCATTACCAGATTTATGATGCCAATTCAATGTAGCGCTTTTCTTGAAATAATTCAAATCAAAGCCCTTTGGGTCTAAAAATTCACCGTCAGAATCTTCATCCATTGTTGAAGCAACCCCTTTGATTCTCATTTCCTCAACACCTTCGTTGTTCTTGGCTTTCTCTAAGCTCAATGGCATCCAAAATGTTGCCTTGTCTTCTTTATTGTTGATGTTAATTTTATTGAAACTCATTGAATCAATAAATAACTGAATTGGTAATTACTGATTCGAACAAAACAAAAAAAAACCAATCTTTTTAGGGATTGGCTTAATTGTTAAATTTAAAAAACAAACAATTGTTTGAATAACTGATTTTATTCACTCCACCACTTTGGAAGATTGAAATAATCAACACCTTCTTCATCGAATTCAGAAATTTGAATTTCTTCATCATTAATCATACTTTTTGTAGATGATATAATTTCATCCAAAGACATTTCAAAATTATCTTCTTCAATAGATTTTTGAAGAATTGTTTTATCAACACCCAATTTTGTCAGATAAGCGTCAATAACCATTGGGTGGATATATGAGTTTTTTGCCATGGTTGGCGTATTATTGAGTCTTTGAGAAACGATTTCAAAACAATTTGTAAGTTTTGATTGAATCATTTTCTTGATTTTTGATTTTTCTTCTGGTAATGGTGGTGGAGAAGATTTATCTTCAAACAAAATTTGTCTTGCTAAATCAGTAGCAACATAAGTTCTCATGTCTTTTAACTTGAGATTTTTGAACCCAAGTTTCAATCTGAAAGTTACTATGGTATCTGCTCTGTCTGCTTCAAAAACAAAGTCTTTCGGTTGTTTATCACTGATTCTTTCTTTGAGATAATCTGCAAGAACTTTGTTTGTGATTTGAGCATTGTTTTCCTTATGACTCTTTCCAGTGAAATTAAAAGACACTTTATTGCCAGTTATTTTGATATTTTCAACCGCTAAAGTGGCTACACCCCTGTTTCCTGTGGACTTAAAGTGTTGTTTATCTCCTGGTCTCAAGCCAGTGCTCGCTATGATGTTTATTATAGCAGCCGCATCTCTTTCCTTCAAAGACAAATCTTCATTTTTCAAATAAGACAAAGATTTACCCCTTATTTGTTCAATCGTGTTGTTATCAACATTCTGGATTCTTTGCCACTTGAATTGCGCATTTCTGTTTAAAAATTCCTTAGTGTAAGACAACTCTGTCTTATTGGTTTTTGTATTTTTCCATTTCAAAACCCAATGAGAGTTGATATCACCCTCAATATTCAATTCTACAGACTCTTTGTCTATACCAACTGGATATTTTGTTAAATTATACTGTTTTAACTCACTCCACCAAGGCTTTTCTTCTTTCTTAACTCCTACCTTTTGAGTCCTGATAAATGTTTTACCCTTTTTGTTTGTAACCGCAACAGCGGCAAGTTTTTTTCCTTCACCGTATTTTGGTTCAGCCTTGAATATTTCAACTTCTTCTGCCTTTTTAACATACAAAGCACCATCTTCTCCTCTTATCGCAAATCCTCCAGCGTTGTTTTTCATCTTAATGAATCCAGTCAACAACTTGTCGTTTTGTTTGAATTGAATCTTCTGTCCTATATAGTTCATAATTTTATGATTTAAATCTACCTTTAGTTTTTGCGTCATTATAAAAATCAACAAGTTTGCTTATTTGATTTTTTGACAAATCTTTTATCGTCTTCTTATAATTCATCATCAAATAGTTGTGAATATATGTTTTTAAAACATCCTCACTTATTACCATTTCCTTATTACCCCAATCTGAAACAACACTCATTAGTTTTTTGAAGATTGCTGATTGTACATTTTCTTGAAATGATTTTGGCTCAACTTCATTATTGATATCTGATTTGACTCTATGAATGAATTTATTGATTTTAGCGGTATCTTTTTTGAAATTGGGGTTGTCTTCTAAAAAATCAGATAATTCATATGGGTAGCTTGACCTACTCATATCAACCTCACTTCTCGAAGGAAACATTGGAATTTGTAATTTCAACCTCTTAATGAAATCTTCAGTATAATTAGCAGCTATTGCTCTCAATCTCTGTTCACTAAATTTCTTACCATCTTTATCTGTATTTTTTATGATACCTCTTTTGAGTTCATTTAAAGAATGTTCAAACTTGAGTTTCTTTAATTGCAACACTTCCTTATCACTAAAATCATTCAAATTAAAATTGCGCCATTTGTTGGGCGCAATCTTAATCTTTCCAGTAATCAGGTGAATGTCACCAATACTGTATTTGGCTTTACTTTTCTTCGTCATTACTTTTTGGTAACTGTGTTGGGATTTCTCTCGTAAAGTTTTCCATCTTCTCCACGTATAACATAATATCCATTAGGAGAGTGAACATTAACATTCATATGTTTGAATGTTCCTCTGACTTGCTCACCCTTGACATTAAACATTATCTTATCTCCAGTTTTGAATCCATTGTGCTCTGTTGTTTTAACACCACTCTTAGCATATTTACCACCTTCTTTCTTAACAACTTTTAACGAAACAGTTTCCTTTGAAACTGACATAGGTGACTTAGACAATGGAACTTCAACTGTTGTTGTTTCTGATTCTTTCGCTTCGTTTCTGTCTATTTTTTTACGTATAGTTCTATTGATTTCGTAACTCTTATCACCGAACCTGTTGGATAACTTTTGAAACACGGTTTTCTCCTCATCTTTACTGGATAGAAGAACTTTTGTATGAAATTTGAATGATATATCACTCAATTTTCCTTGAAGTTTTTGTAGACTTTTCAAATCAACGTCTTCAATGTTTTCTGGAATTTCTGGCTCATCTATCTTAAGTCTATCAATCAATTCTCTTTCAAAAACTCTCATTCTAGATAAATCTGCTCCAGTTGCCTCACCTTTTTTCTTTGAATAGATAGATGATAATTCATCTACAAGTTTGTTATCATCGTACTTTGCGGCTGTCTTTTCAACAGCTTCAGAAAACTTGCTTTGTAATGGATTAGGTTTTTTAACCTCTTCTTTTACACTTGATTCTTTAGAAGACTTGTCAGCATTCATATTCTCACCAATCCATTTTTTGATTTTAACATCTTGCATCAAGAACAACGATTTTTGTTTTGGTGATTCAGGAGTTGGGGTGATCAATCTGCCTTTATCATTCAACAAGTCCTTCAACCCAATTTGTAATTGATTCATCACCCCATCAGGTAATGGATTACCATCTGAATCCAATCTTGTAACCATAACAGAATCAGGTGCAACACCTTTTTTAGTTATCCTGACTTTTTGACCTTTTATACTACTCCAACCTATGGCATCAACAAATGGATTGACTACAAAGTCTTTTCCAATCACATTTTCACCATTAATAACTAATTTTGAATCGAGAGTCTTTCTGCGTTTGTCTAATGAAATATTAGCTTTTGTTTCTTTAGCTTTTCTTTCAGCTAATTTTTTTCTCATTTCATCCAAATCATAAGTTTTAGGCTTAGATTTTACTCCAACCTCTTGGATTCTTGTGAATGTTTTGCCAGATTTATTCTTGACAGTCACGACTTGTTTCTTCTTACCTTCACCGTATTTGGATTGCGATTTTTCGATTGTTTCATAACCTTCGTCAGAAGATATCTTTGCCAAATCAACTGGCTTCAAAGATTTTAAAATTTCAGATTTTTTCATAATATAAGGTTTTTATTTGTTTACAACTATTAACTTTGTTTCTTAAATTTGTTTGCAACTTTTATAACTGTTTTGTTTTCTCAAACAACTTAGTTTGATTTCTTTATTCGAGTGTTGTACATCTTGTCTTCAAAGTAGTTGTTGATGAATGTCTTTGCTTGCATTATTGCTCTTTCAAGGTGCTTGAATCCATCACCCTCAAATCCATTGTATCCATTTTGAGATGTGATGTAAAACTTGCCATTTTCGCCAGTTTCTATGTAATAGGTATCATCACAATCAGGATTCGATACTATCAATCTTTTGTTGGTTGATATTTCAACCTTAGTACCTTTGTTGTTAATCTCTTTAGGCTTTTCAGGCTCAGGTATGTCGACAATGACCTTGCTCTTAGATTCTTTTTTGATTTTAAGATAAGACGGATAAAGAAAACCTTTGATTCTGTAACTACCATCTTCTTGCTTCACCGCTTCTGGATAGGCTTTATTGATGTATTCAGTTGCCTCATCAAAGGTCAAGTCTTCTTTCTCTTTGATATTTTGAGGGTGAGCACCTTTCTTCTTCGAGTACACCGACACAGTTTTGATAATTTTGAACTTTTCCATAATATTGTTGTTTTGTTTAACACCAGCGAAGTAAACAAAAATTCCTTGTATAAAAAAGTTAATTTATACAAGGAATCGTAAACAACTGATTTTCAATAAGATTATTTTTGTTTTACAGGAAATTAATTTAACCTATCTTGACCTTAACACTAACACCTCTTTCTCTCAATACATTTCTCTTGGTTTTCTTCTGAGTTGATTCTGGTTGTTTTGCGGTGATTGTTCTGTGTTGGAAGATTTCGCAACGACAATTTGGGTGAACTGGAGAGGCAGTTGCTTTCCAATCTTTAACTTTTAATCCAATGTTGTTGCCATTAGACAATATCTGAGATAAATCAAAAATCTTAGCAGAACCATCAGAATTTAAATATAATGTTTTACAATTTATACAAGCATTCTTATGTACTTTGAAGAAAACTTTCACGTCCTCTCCTTCAGATTTTCTGAACATAGAAGCAATTCTACCTCTGTTGTATGCTTCGTGTAAAACATAATTAGCTATCCTTTCAAAATTCCTTAGATAATCTTTTGTAGCATTAGCTAGTTCTGAAGCCAACCATTTTTTGTCTCTCCTGAATAAGATTGCTTCTTGAGTCTTATCATTTATGATTTTCTGAATTCTTTCTCTTTTCTTTTGGTCAACTTCTATTTGAACACCACCTAACCTTTGAGACATCTTATTGCCCAAACCTTTTATATCATTATAAACTCTACTTTTGACGAAATTTAAAGCCTCTTTTTCAGTGTTGTTTAAAGGAATAAAGTTTCTGTCTGCTATAAACTTTTTGAATTGTTTTAAGGTTAAATCTTTTGTTCTAGAATCAGATAATGATTCTGCTAAAATACCGAATTTGAATATATTGTCAACAACAAAGTCTTTTGGAAGATTGTTCAAATCAATCCCATTGTCTTTGAGAATCTTCTTGTCTTTCTTTGTTAAGAAATCACTACCAACTTGTTTAGCCAAAAACTCAATGTTGTTTTTCTCTATAACATCAAAAATATCTTGTATTTTGTCTGATAGATTCATATTTGAATTTTGATTTCTGAAAGTGATTTTGTCATGTTTTTAACAAAGTCGGTTTTGAATTGAGATTCTAACAATGATATTACTTTGAATCTAGGCTTTTCTTTCAATCCACTATTGATTGCTTTTTGAATCAATGTGTTATCGTAATGTTCTAAATCTCCACACTTTATACACATAATTATTGACTTATAACTTTCACATTCAAGTTATCAACTTTCACCTTGTTGTTACCAAAGTCAGCTTGTGCTTTGTATCTCTTACCTTTAAACAAATTCCAATCCCAAGGCTTATACCAAGTTGGTGTATACTCAAATACTATTATTTTACCATTCTTTAATGATATCTCGAAATCAATATTACTCTTACAATTAATAAGATTTGTATCGCAAATCAATTCTCCAGTGATTGATAACAATGAATCTGGTGTCTGAAATGAGAAGTTCCTAACATATTCATCTTTTATCTTCAACAAAACCGTATCGTAAACTATAACACCACTGTCTTTGTATTCAACCGAAAATTCAGCAACTGATTGGACTTTGTCTGGCTTGATACCTCTTTCTTTAAGATTCTTTTTTTCTTGTTTCGTCAAAGACTCCTTGTAAGTTTTAGATGACAAAATCAATGCGTCTCTTTCAGTTACAACTTTTTTATTGAAAGTCTTATATACTTCACTTTGTTCTTTCTCGTACTTCACCAAATTTATTGCTTGCTTGTATAAAGTTTTGTATTGATTGTATAATTTGTATGTTACGAAATTTGTCAGTAACAATAAAATTATCAATACATATGGCCAAATTCTTTTTAAAATGTCTGTTAAATTCATGTTATAGTTTGTTTAAATTGTTTGCGTGAATAAAATTACCACTATGAAAGCCGAATGTTTCGTTCAAGTTATATCCAACTTCAGTAGAAAAGTTTTTTTTGCTACCTCTAAAGGTGCAAATTTTATACCATCGTTTATCAAATCTCTCCTGCTTGTATAACTTATAACACCATCTTCTGGATGAGTGTTTCTTATGTTTAACCTGTTTAAAGATTCAAATAATTTTTTACTTCTTAAAGAGAAACCACCGTTTCCAACAACATCCAAATTATTACCAAAGGGTGCACCTATGTAATCGTAATTCGTGAATTCATCTATCCGCTTGTTCGGATTCAATATCCAACCGTCGTGTTGGATTATCAAAATATGAGTTGATTCAATCAAATCTAAATATTTAACAAATTCTTTTATCATGAAATGTGAATATTCAGAGTTGTTTTTAATCTTATCAATCTTTACAGTTTGATAGCTGTCATTCTCAATGTCAATATCTGTAAATAAGTAACACCCTTCATTTTCGCAAAGGGTGTTACAATGTAGCAATGTTCTGGATGCTCTTTCTTGGTCTAATGTGTCAATTATGACTATCGATACATTACACAACAATGTTTTCATTAAAATACAAAATCTTTTGATTTCCTGCTTTTACCGCTTCATATATCTTAGGATAATGTTTTTTATAGAAGTTTCTTGAACCAGCCACCCCCTCTTGACCAGCAAAAACTCCAAGACCACCACCTGTTATAAGACAACCTTCTGTATCATCGTCATCGTTTCCCCAATGCCATAATATTAACTCAAAATTGGGCACATTTTTTACCCAAACCAAATCATGATTTCTCCAATCTGTTATTGTTTTGTATTTTGACCTCTCTCTAGCTTCAATCAATAACTTGTTTGAATCTGAATAAAGAAATTGAGCACTGAATTTGGGTGATTGTCTGAATCCCAAATCATATGAACCGAAAGGGATTGCTGTCTCACCTTTCACCTTCACTTGCCTCATTTCATCCTCAACTGAGAATCCAGTTAATTTTGAATTAATGTAAAAACGCCCTATAGTCCAATCTTTTTTGAAATTGTATCTACCTACAGATATTAAGTGTTTGTTGTCTATCATACATTTATCTCCTCTTGATTAGATAATTCATTTAAAGGTTTACCCATATAAACAATACTGATAATTCCAAATATTAAAGAAACTGCAGCCATAAGGAATTGACCCCATTGTGGGTCAAGATTAGGTATAACGCTGATTAATGTTGGTAATCCAGAACTCAACAACAAAAACAGTAATGCTTTTTTCTTGTTTTTTGGTGATGTTCTTTCAACATATTCTTTCATTGGATTTTTCATATTCTTATTTTAAGAGTTCTTGCCTGATTTTTTCTGAAATCAATTCAAAACCCACTTTTGCTTTAACTGTTCTGATTTCAGAATGATGTAAGTGATTATAAGGTTTATTTAAACAAACGTGAATGGATGAAATCAAAACTCTCTCACGTCTGAATGGAAGAAATATATATCTCCAACTCTCCCAAGTGAAATCTATCTTCCAAACTTTCTTAAAAACTGGCACAGCGTAGTGTGATTGAGCATTCAACGCCAACATCATTGACCTGTATCTATTATCTTTTAAATCTTCAACTTTATTTGAAGTTAAAATCTCATCTTGATCAATATTACCTTTATTATAAAGATAATATACCATATCACCCCAATGAGCTATAGGAATACCTGTATAACGACTTGAGTCTACTTGTATCTTCTCACTATCTCTAAGATAAAACATGGTCATTTTCTCCATTGGTTTACCATCATAAGTTATACCACCGTTGTGGTATTTGAATATAAACACAAGAGAAGCATCTGTTTGATGTTTTAACTCAGCCAAGAAATGATTTATTATATTATCTTGATTTATTGTTTGTCTTTGTGTCTTTTTATGACTTGATAAAAATTGCCCCAATGTTTTTATTACAATAGGAGTCAACACAGTGAGGGTTGAAATCCAAAAACCTTTGGAATTTAATAACTCAAAAATCGCTTCTAAAAATGGTACTAACATTGAGATTATATTAATTACCACTCTGTTCTGTATCTAACAGTGTAAGTGCTTGAATCAGATGTCGCTACGTATAATTCTGAAGCATCCACTAAGCCAGAAAATTTACAAACAGTGTTTGCCTTCACTACAACATAGTTTGTATTAGTATCATCTACAGTATTATCGTCTGCAGTTAGTTTTTTTCTGCGTTGAACAATGTTCAAATCTTTAGCTTCAGCGAAAAATGTCACAGAAGCACAAGATAATTCTTTCAACGGTGTGTATGTACCACTAGCTGTAATCGAATCTTGTTTCGCATTAGTAGCCACTAACACTTTGGTTAGTGGGGCAACTCTTCTTTTACTATCGTTCATTATTTTAAACCGTTTAAATATTCGATTGTTGATTTTATAAATGGATTTTCATCCTCTTCTTGATTTTCTTCTTCATTGCTAATACCTGATTCTTGTTGACTCATCATATCAGCTTGTTGCTTTAATGTTTGATTTTGAAGATAAGTACCAGAACCAATATAATCACCTTTACCATCTTTCATTGGTTTGTCTCCTCTCCTCTCTCTTACCTCATCTATAGTGTTGAGGTTGTTCGCTAACTTGATATCCATCTCCAACTCTTCATTCTTAGTCAAAGCATCCATACCTACAAACACGAATTCAAATTCCGGGTCAATTCTCTTAACCCAATACTTATCTAACCTTCTTTGAAGATGTCTAAGCATTGGATACAATCCTTTCTCTTTAGAGAATTTCAATCTGTTTTCATTACTCCCTCCAAACAAAGGGTTTGAGTCATTACTTCCACCACCTAATGGAAAATTAACTTCTGCTGGGTCAATAGACATTACAGCACAACTAATTTTAATCAAGTATTCTTGCCATTTCCCATACTCCATATCAGAATTTGACTTGTGTAAGTCAATCCAATCAACATCACCGTCTAATACTGGAGTCTTCCAAGAGTTTTGGACTCCAGCCATCATAGCTGCCCAACTTTGCTTGAATTCTTGTAATACTGGTTCTGATACACCACCTTTTATCTTCAACAAGCCTTTTGGACTTGAACCTTGACTGAAGAAACGTCTGTTGTATTCATCACCCCAAAGTATTGAAGTGATTACTACCATCAATTCTTCTAATTCTGATACACCATAACCATTTGAATAGATTGAAGATGTTGGATTCCTAACACCAAAACACAACTCCCAAGGGTAATATTCTGTTTGAATCACATTATCGATGACTTGAACATAAGATGGGTAGTAACCGAATTTCTTAACCCCCATCAAGTCACCTTTGGTTGTTATCATTCTACGTCTTCTCTCTATCTCTTCTTGAAACGCTTCATCATCATATGATTCTGATATCCTTACTGTAGCAGCATCTACCGCTATCATTTCTTGAGGAAAGCCACGTCTGTCTTCAATCACCTCGAAGCAGTATTGATCAAATGAATAAGAATCTTGAACCAACTTTCTAATCATTGCATCAAAGTCATCAGCACCCCACTTGTTGCTCCAACCGCAATTTAATATTGATTCTGTGATTTTGTCTGCTCTCTTGTGTTCTGATAAAGACATCTTAGCATCATTCCCAGTTCTATTTCTCTTTCTAACAACGAAACCAGTGGTGTATTTGTCTGATTGAGACTCACAGAATGCTGCCACTTGATTCTTTCTAGTCTTAATGATTGCATTGATAATTGGAGTCTTGCTCATTGCTGACAAAGTACCATAGGTCAATGCATATGGTTTATCTTTGTATCCAAAATTAGAAGTGAAGGTAAGTGGGTCAACTAAGGTTGTTTTCTTATTTATAGCACTCTTCGTTTGTATGCTTTGAACAATTTCTGATGCTTTTAGGATGTCTGATGGGTTACTAGACTCCAACCCACTCTTTATCAATAATTGCTTTTCAATAGACAATTCTTTCTCTTGTCTCTGAAGGTCGCTTAATCTTTCTGCTAGTGATTTATTTTGTTCGGATATCTCAGTCATCGTTTGATTGTATTTTACAGACAAAACGATTTATAACTGAAAATTGTGTAAAATAAAAAAGCCTGTCCAAAAGACAGGCTTGATTAATTAAGTTAATCTCTCAATATATTGACAATTTTATTCATAACCTCTAACTCTCTTATCATTACTTTTCAATTCTTTATGAAATTTATCAGTATCTGAATCAGTCATTATATAATAGTTGGCACTCCCATAAGAAGTTGCTGATTTTGTTTTTGAATGACCACTCTCGATATCATATACCCTCGTATCATCTAGAGATATCGACTTTTTAGATACTCTTTGCACTGTTTTCTTTTCAAAGACAAAATAAGTACCTAATTGCGGGTTATATCTTTCCATTATCCTCCAAATCTTATCCCCTTTCTTATAATCAGACAACTTTCTTGGCTGCTGGTTGTTCTTTTCAGTTTCTTTGCCAACAACGCTTTCCAATTCTTTCTTCTGGTCTTTCGCTTCTTTCTTATCATCTTTGCGAGATGGAGAGTTGAGAACCTTGTCTAACTTCTTGTGTTCTTTGATGAACTCTTTTTTCGGAATCACAACTTTATCACCTTCGACTTTTGTTCCTTCATCAGAGCCTCTCCTCTCAGCTGGATTACCAGCCATCATTTGCTTGATTTGTGATGTTGTAGCTGTTTTAGCATACTCTTCTAAGTCTTTGTCACCTTTCTTTTTAGCTTCAGCAGCTAATTTCTCTCTGAAAGCAGCAATTCTTGTTTCAGGCTTATCAACTCTCAAAACATCACCAGTCTTACTCTTCTCATTATTCATTTTACCTCTCGCAATCTTTTCTGCTTCTACTTCTGAATAACCATCGTCCATCGCTTGCTTATGTTTTGCCATCTGCTCTTTGCGCTTTGCTTCAACCTTATCATTCAAGCGGTCATTTGCGTCTTTCTTTTTAGATTCCTTTGTATCTTCACCATACTTTGTAGACTTCTTGTAGTCTTCACCAGTCTTAGCTTTGTATTCACGCTCAAAACGAATCTTGTTGATGTGACTCAACTTGTCGTAGTGTTTCTCAACAGCCATCAATCCTTCTTCACTGATTCCTTGTCTAACTGCAGAAAGAAAATATCCATTAACTTTATCAGCATCCAATCCTTTATCATCTGAACCCTTACCACCTTTCGATTCAGGTTTTTCTTCACCTTTCTTTTCTTTTTTAGCAGTTGCAACTTCGTTTGGTTTCACATACATGGTCTGCTCGAATGTTTTACCATTCTTGGTCACCATTTTCTTAATCTTAACCAATTTTGTCAAATCTTTTTTTGCTTTCTGAATATCGTCTTTAGATAACACATTCTTTTGAATTGCCTTATTCAAATCACTCAAATAATTTGTGAGTTGATTTTCATCGAGGATTGTTGTTTCACCTTTTTCTACAACTTCATTGTACTCGTCTTCTGATAAAGTCAAGAAAAACTCCTCTTGTTCTGGTAATTTTGCTTTGAATAAGTCATTCGTCAAATAACCAAACCAATTTGATTGATTTTCACGTATTCCTTTGAATATTTCGTGTTGTTCGATTTTCATGTTTTTATTGTTAATTATTGTTTGAAATATAACTGAATAAGTAATCCCAACAATCTTTTCAGACGGTTGGGATTACAAACAATAAATGATTAAAAATTGTTACTTATTTCCACCAGTGAACTTGTCTAAGATAGACAGTATACCAACTCCTTCTGCAGTTTGTTTCAAACTCTCAATCAAACCATTGACTTGAGAACCACCTTTGGATGTAAAAAGGTCTGAGAATTTACCCATGCCAGATTGTACATCACCAGCATTAACAAGCAACTTCAACTCTGCTTTTGATAATGCTTCTGCTATTGATTTGGCTTGAGCAACTCCAACAACCTCACTTACTTCAACCTCTCTTACTTTAATCAGGTAGTTTTGGTAAGATTGATTTTCACCAATCTCTTTAGCCAACTCTGTTTGAGCTGTAACGTTTGCCAATTCCATCAACTTCTTAGATTCTGCTTCTGCACTACCTTTTGATTTGATTACATCTGCTTCTGCAGTACCAATCACTCTAACACCCTCTGCTTCCTTCTGATTTGCTTCTAATTCAGCTGTTGCTTGCGTCACGGTAGTGATTTTCTCTGCTTCTGCTCTCAACTCTGCTTTGCGTTTTTGTTTTTCTGATTCAATAATCTCTTTCTCTTTTTGAATTTCAGCTGTTTTGATTTCGCTGATTTTTAAAACTTCCATTTCTTGCTCTGTGGTAGATTTTTTGGCTCTCGCAATTTCTGACAAAGACTCTTGTTCAGCAATACCTGAATTCTTCAATGAATCTGCTTGGGCAATCCCAATGGCTTGTTTTGACCTCGCTTGCGCTTCTCCTGATTCTCTTTCGGTTTCAGCCTTAGTAAGTGAAATTTCCTTCAATGCTTCAAGTTCAGCTTGTTGAGCTACTTTCTTATTCTTAGCAACTTCAATTCTTGATTCAGCATCGATTTCTGATATTCGTTTCGCCATAATGTTCTCAATAACTTTTGAGCCTTCAGCGTCACGAACATCCATTAATTCAAGATTCTTAACAGCTATAACACCCCAATTAGCTAAATCGCCATTGACACTGTCGGTGAATCTTTGACCAAAGATGCTTCTGTCTTCCATAATCGAATCAAGTTTGTATTGAGCCAAGATTGACCTGATTGAACCTCTGACAACATCTGTAAGTTGTGATTTGAGTTCTTCAAATGAATTAACCTTTTCAGCTGCTTTGTTTGTATCAGATATTTGAAAGAATGCTTTGACTGATACAATGAATGGTACACGGTCTTTGTCGTATGCTTCGTACTTCTCTAATGTGATGTCGAAGTTGGATACTGGCAAACTCCTTACAGCTACACCAATTTTCGGCAACCAAAATGGGAATTCATAGTAAACGTTTGATGTTTTACCAACCCCATAGGAAACAGTCTTGCTTCCTCTCTGGACGATGTGAACCAGATTTGTTGGTACGATTCGTCTCAAAGAGAAGACATAAAATACTAAAGCCAATACAATCAAGATTGGTAGGACGATGATTAGAATTTGAACTAAATTTTGCATGTTTGTTTGTGTTTTAAATTAAAGATTAAATTTTGTTTTGTTTGTTGAATTACGTTAACTTTGATTTGCTAAGATTTTTGTACATACTTCTGTCTTTTTTTACCAACACCATTTAACATCTTCCAATACTTGCCCAGTTCACAGTTCCACATCTCTACTGTGTGTAAATTCACATTAGAATTAGATTTTCCCATCTTAACTTCGTATCTACCTCTGCTGATATTCCAGCTAACGTATTTAAAGTCTTCTGGTAAATATTCTGGAGCAATGTCTCTCAAGAGACTTAAACCTTCTTCTTGATTCTTCATTGAAGGGAATATGAGTCTTAACCCAAAGCTACATCCTGGACCAACATTAGTCCAACTGTTTCGGTTAAAATGCATCATTGGTTGTCCAGTGTATATCTCAACATCGCAAAAGTCTTGATAGTATTCATGTATCAGAAATGAACCTACACCGAATATCTTCAATGTTGATAATACATTCTTCACATCACCCCTCGTGTTCTTGATTATATCGAACATAATATCAAGCCTCTTGTGATACACTCCTATTATGTTTTCAGCATAAGCAAGATATCTAGGTATGCCACCCCAAACATATGTGTTGATTTTGTAAGCATCATCATTCAAGGTTTTGAACCCAGATTGTTCGAGTTTGTGTAGTTTCGATACAAACTTGTTCAAGTTGAAATCTGAATAATCTGGATATCCACCTAATTCTTCAATAGTTTCAGGTTTGTTTATGACTCTGTGTATGAGTATCGAAAACAGTATTTGTTTCAACCTGTCTTCTTTCAAGTAGCAATTTTTGATTAAGAATTGACTACTTCTATCTAATTCACGATAAACGTTTGTGAATTTGTAATCTCTGAATAACTTATTGGTTGTCCAAGGTGCTGGTTTCTTGAGAAAGGTTTTATTGAACCAAACTTCTTGTCTATCATGCATTGTTGAGAAAAACAACTTCAGATTTTCTTCGTTTACGTCTTGTGACGTGTCTGGTAAAAGATGGTCGTAATTTGCCATATTATTTCAGATTTTTTGCTAAAACAAAACGGTCGAATGTGAAAGGATAGGTGTCATTATCAAAATTCCTATCAAGTCCTTTGATATAATGAACATCGTGATATTTACTTCTTAACCAAGCCATTCTTCTTCTGAAGTTAGCCATGTTTCTGTCTTTCAACAAGTGATATTCCATAACCATCTTATTTGGTAGGGGTAAAATCTTCTTGTCGAACATTTCTAATTCACTGCCTTCTATGTCGATTTTAACACCATCGTACTTAGATGCATCTATATCTCCGACAAAGATGTTATCAAAATAGTTGTCTGATGGTTTAGTGTTCTTGAGAAGTGTGAAGCGGTATCTATCTGTTTGTTTTGAACCTGTGAAAAATGGTAATTTCTTTTCTTTAGAACAAGAAACTGCTGATTGATGGTAAGTTAATTCTGGACAATTCAATTTTATCATTTCGTAGTTCTCCAAGAATGGTTCATAACCCTCTGCTGTTGCGCCATTCAACAAACAATAAACTCCAAATGCACCTATATTACCACCTAAATCCAACCAGTGTTCACCTTCTTCAACATCCATTCCAAACGTTTTGTGTCTGTAACAGTGATTTGTCACCACTTCTTTTAAACAATTGTAATCAGTTGTTCCTTTACGGAAATAAATTTCTCTCTCAGTGTTCAAGTCGAACAACTCCAGTGAATCAACCACTTCTTTTTTCATGATTTTGGTATTTGAATTTTAATTAAATAATTAAGGCAGGACTTAATGCCCTGCCTCAATAAACTTTGATTTGTCGAACTACCCCTATTAGGCTTTCTTAGCACGTTTTGCTTTCACGTGAGCAAGTGCGGTATCTTTTGACATGATAACAGAAATGTTGTTACCTTCAAAATCTTGACCTTTTGCAATCCAAGAACCTTTCGGTGTTTCAGAAACAGTTGCGTTGAACATTTCAACTTTCTGTTTGTGTTTCATGCTGTAAGCCTCGATTGCTCCACTTGTAATAGCTGGTAATTTTGTTGTTGCTACTTTTTTAGTAGCTGGTTTTGCGGTTGTTGCCATGTTTTGTTTTGTTTTGTTTTGTTTTGTTTTGTTTAACAGTAACCTAGATAACTGTGTTAAAAAATATATTATGCTGAAAAATTATAATTTGCTGATATAGACAACAATAAAATTTATACACTTACAGAGAGAGCATTATCTCTACAACATCACATTTTGGTATCTTGCTATGATAATGGCTATTGTAGATGACTCCTGTGTCTTTGTATAATGATTTTTTATCCTTCTCTACCCCCTTTTTGTTCAAAAAAATATTTTGGTCAAAATCAATAACACATTGTTCAAATAATTCTTTCCCTAGAGTGTGTTTCAATTCTATTAACTCGTCTATATCGTGATTTATGTAATACTTACCAGATTTAAATTTGTACCACTTACAGAAGCATGTTTCAACCTCTCCTATATCAGCTTTCCAAGCATCAGCTAACTTGAATCCAAATTCGTTCCATATTTTGAAATAACTCTTGTCGTATTGTTCTTCAGTCCCAAATAGTGTTCTTAATCCACCTACTGGACCATCTGTGCTGTTTGGGTCTCTACCGTCTAATCCTAAATCTGGTATTGCGAATTGATTATATCCAAGACTTTTTTCAAATATCTCTGCTAACTTAAAAGCAGCCCAAACACTGTGCTGTGGTATGTTTTGTACTGCCTGCTTGAAAGAATTGTTGTCTTGAAAATAAGTTTTACCTTCTACAAGTCTGATTGGATTCTTTCTAGTGTCAATACATTCAACAAACTCAGAAATATAATCGAACATTTTGATTTGCTCGTTGACGTTGCGTGCAGTTCCTCTCCTTTCGTGACCAAATCTTGTTAGATTTGAATTACTACCGTTTCCTTTTCTAAGATATTCAAACAACTTAGAGTCCCAGTGTTTGGGAGTTGGCATATGTTCACACATCTTATAAGCTGTCTCAAGACTATAAAAAGCAACATAGCAAAAAGCAAACCACTCAGGCTTAATCTCATTTTTTTCTCTTAGGAGATTTTTGATGAAAATGTAAGTTGGGTCGACATCACGTGAACCTATTAATGCTCTTGAGAAAATGTCAAAGTCTCTGTATATCCTATTGCTCATCGAAAAATAATTGATTGTTTTTCTTGCTCCAAAGTTCCAAAACTATTGGTGCGTAGTCTGAATCCCAGAATCTACAAATCATTTTTTCTGTTGATTTGGATGAATACTTACCTTTCTTATCTTTCATTAGTTGTTTAAACCACACACTCTGGTCAGCGCCGTTGTAAAGGTCTGCTTCACAATTAACTCTGGAATTGGTTGTGGAGTAAATCTTGTATTCAACTCTTGTTTTACCACCATTTGTTTTCTTTACAACTTCATTGTCTCGCAGTTTTCTGTGATTCCCCAGCCACTCTGATGTGAATAAGTTGTCTTTTTCATTCAAAATTACTAGAATCTTGTTGGCCATTTCTTCTGTTTCACAACATAAAGTCAAGCAATCTCTGTATTTCTTAGGATTAACTACGTCCTCATAATAAACTGTCCTGAATCTTTGGATAATGTGATAAGGTGATTTAACATCAATTGGGTCGTGTACTAATTCAAAATGCGTTTTCATTGAATGCTGCAGATTAATTGTATGATTGAATATGACAAGGCTATCCAAAATAGAATCTTGGACATTACCTTGTCACTTGAACTTTGATTATTATTTAACATTTCTATCAACAGAATTTTTTATATAAGAGTATAGATACTCGCTTGACACTCTTATCGTCAGTTGATGAATTGCATCCTTTAAAGTGGTGTTTTCTGAAGCAACCAAATCAGCATTTATGTAGAAATTCAATATTGAACCAGTGTCTGGACAGTGAATTAGAAATGAAAAATTTCCACCTTCAATTTTATAGAATTTACTTTTGAAAAATTTTCTTTTGAAGATATCATTCAAACAACTAATAACAGAATCAACAATGTATTCTTCGAGTAATACAAGGTGTTTTAACACTCTCTTTTTGTAAGAATCATAATTCTCATTAATAGATGATGATTCTAGAATCTTAGAGTCATTGGTTAATTGATTTTTAACTGTACAGTTGTAAAAACCATCTTGATGTTGTAGGAAAGACAATCTCTTTATGTTTGTTGTAAATTCTTCAATACTTTTCATTGTTATATAATTAATGTTTATATTCTGAATGAGTTTTTACCGTAAAATGTATTATTTTTACCTGATATAGAGATTAATATCTTTTACTATTGCCAAAATTCAACATCCCTTGATTTTCTTTATACTCTCTTCTCAATTTAGCAAGTGATTCAAGAATCACTTTTTTAGAAGAACTACCCCACATTTTGGGGTTGCCTCTTGTTATACAATCTTCTTTTGCAGTTGTACCTTTGTGAATAATTCTACCATCTGCTGGTCTGTGTCTTTCTGTGATGATTCCATCACTAATTACTGTTGCCATATTTTTGATTTGTTTAATACTAATAACCATGTAGATGAATTCCTTACTCATAAAATTAAAAAAAGCCGTGTTTTTACACACGGCTAATTCAGTAACAATCTCAATAAAAACTATGAACAATAATGTTAACTTTGTTTGATAAAATTGTACAATTCTTGAGCTACATATCCACTCAATATGGTTGAGTTCTTAGCACCACCTGTGGCTGTATAGAGATTTCTGTCTCTTTTAACAACAAAATCATGATTTCCTTTCGGCAAATATGGTCTCATGCCTTCTTTGACACTTGTGATATGTTCCATCGCTGAAGACAATCCTATGAGGTCAATTGCGTGTTGAACAAGTCTATCCCCAGCCATCTTAACTCTCTTATCATTTGGCTTTGGATTTTTGACTGTAGAACCATCGCCGAATATGAATTTGTTTTCATCCAACTTCAACAAAACACTTTGTTTGTAAGGACTCCATGTTTTATACCTTGAAATGTCAATATTCATCTTGAAGTCCAAAGTTGCTCCCCAATAAGAATCAATATCTATAGGTTTGTAGCCTGATTTCTCTAATAATATATCAGTATAAACACCAGCAGCTATGACAACTGCTTTGGTTGCTGTAATTTTGGTGCCATCTTGTAATGTCACAACATTGTTAGAAACTGAATCAACTTTGGCGTTCAAGAAATACTCTTTGTTTCTCTCATCAAGAATCTTAGAACAGTCAATCTTGAACATCTTATCTTCAATATTTTTATCTTGATTGAAATAATCAATTGTTGTTATTCCGATCATCTTATCCAAGATAGGCAAACTAATGTTGACTTTATCTGAAATTGATTTATTTATCCACCCTTCTTTCCAAACTCCAAACGAACATTTTGATGCTGCAAACACTTCATCAGAATCAATAAGCAAAACATCAGTGTTTTTACTTCTGAGAAATTTGCTGGTCATTGACCCAAACAATCCAGCACCTATGATTATTGCTTCTACTTTCATTTGCTATTATTAATTTTTGTTTGTAATTCTTCTAATTTCTTTAACATTGTTTTGTAAGACTTCAACCCACTCACCCCATCAAAAGGTTTGATAATTTGAAACGTTATAAAATCTTCAAATTCAAGTGGTTGTTCGTGTAATAAAACACCAGATGAATTTTCAATATCAACCCATTGTTTAATCAATTCTTGTTTTTGCTCCAAGGTTAATGTGTCTTTTATCTTCAAAACACTTGGCATCCCTTGAATTAAAACTGGTTCTGATGTTATGAACAACTTGTACTTACAATCTTTGGTATCAAAACTTCTCTTGATATAAAATACTATTCTATCAAAATCTTGTTCATTGATTTTGTTATGGAGAGTTATGATGATAATAATTGGATAGCTTTTAAGCATCTTGTTTAATGTTCGTAATTTCATTCTAAAAGTTGTATTATGGTATTTGATATTTTACTGGACAAATCTGGGTCATTAAATTCTAACTTGAGAACAGCATCTGAATATGGGATAACTTTGTTATACAAACTCCTGAAACCTTTGATTTTACCCTCCAAGTTAGCCATTGTCTTCTCAGTTATTGATTCGATTATCTTCAACTCATCCTTGGGTTTTTTCTTGATTCTGCGTTGAATTACACGCTCAAGATTATCTTCCACTGTTGGAAAATCTAACAATACAACCATTAGCTTACTCTTATCATTCTTCAAGAAATCGAGCCAAGTTGTTGTAGCCATGATTCCGTCAATGATAATCAACTTAACGCCTTTGTTAAGCAACAATTCATAACCTTCTCTTATCATCTCTTTCTTAGAAATTGTATCAGTACCAGTGCATTGATTATTACCCATCGCTCCAACGTGTCCTGTGATTTGATATTCTGTCGCTATCGTTGTCTTGTTGTCTATATTAGACTTGTGAAACTTTGGATTGTTGATATCATCATTAAACAAACTGTGAATGAGTTTTGATTGAGTTGTCTTTCCACTTGCGTTGCTCCCCAAAAAGAATATAGTTAGACTATTTTTTGACATTTTTGCTAGTTAATTTCAACGTTAAAATCAAGTTAATCCAGAGTGAGGATAGTAATATATAGTAAGCAGGACAGTGAATAATATTTAAATCAGTCAATTCTAATAGGTGATTAGATATAATCAAATGATTATGTAAAGCCAAAAGTATGAAGAATATTTTCATAAATCTTTGAAAAACGATTGGTTGATTTTGTGGTCTGTTTCCCACAAATTCCTTTTTATAGTCAATAAATTCTCTCTTTTGTTTTGTATGAGTTTTAATTGCTCTCTCAAATCCTCTTCCAAATCAAACTTCAAGTTCAAAAGTGAATCGTATCTCTCTTGAAGGTCTTTAAATCTGTTTTGTTTGAATTGTAAGGATAATTCATCTAAATCAACACTACTTTCTTTTATCAAGAATTCACCAGAAGTTCTTTGACTCTTGATAGAGTCAAGTATTTTTGACATTTCGCTCGTATCAACCATTGTTTTTATTGTTTGAATATCTTTGTTTTAAAGCCTTTCTAACCAATTTGTCTTTGAACTTATCCTCATCTCTTTTGACTTTCGGCACATTAACCAAATTATGTATCCTTTTATAAAGCATTGTATCTACCATTGATAACGTTGGTAAGCCTTTATCAGAATTATCGAGAATATTAATCTGTTGTTGGAGAAACATTTTTGCTTCTTGCATATCGCTCTTATAAATGGTGAGAGCAGCGTATCTCTCACTGGAAGGTGATTGTTTGCGCTGCTCCTTATCTGCTTTCTTTACCTTGTCTGTAAAGTAAACCATCATCATATCTATGATGTCTCTTTCTTTAGACTTTTCTGACATCGCTGAATGATAATCTTGACTTGTGTCTTTCTGCTTCATCTATTGACTTCATCAAACTTCTCTTTTTTGTCATGAGATTTTGTATTTTATCTTCAACCCCTTTGAGTAATCTCTTTTCAGTTTCAATGTATCTGCTGATAAACTCTAATTCATTTGGCTCTTGAAGTGGTTGGGGTTTGTTATTCATGCAAAGTAGTTATTGTATTAGGTCTGATACCTGAAAATAGGTTGTTGCGAATTGCTAGTGATATAGCGAAATCATTCGATTCAATCCTCATGTCAATTATGAATTGTTCGATACGCATCCACTCTTTAGGATAGTCTTGATAAGCATTACGTGTTATACCGTTGGACAAAACAAACGCAATTTTGGTCTCCTCATTACAAATTTCAACACCATCGATGTTTTGAACATGTAGCACCCCAATCTTGTAGTTAGAACTATCAAGCACACTCCAATTTTGTACTATCTTTTGAGTGTGATTTTCTCCTGTTACTTCGTTGTATGAAATCAATTCCAAGTTGAACCCATATACTGATGACTTAATCTTGTGTTTCATGATTATTTTACTTTACGGCTTAAACCTTTATAGAATGGTAACTCTGACTTGAACTTGATGTCTTCAAAAGGTATTGCAAACACATCATCTGTTATTATTGTGAAGTGAGTAACATTCTTCAACTTAGTACCATTGCAGAATGTTGTTTTGATGCTTTCAAAGTACTTCACTTTTCTCTTACCTTTTTTCTCGATATCAACCCTAGCTTCAGTGAATCTCCTTATCAAAGATTTACCATCAAATGGGCTTTTAAACTGTTGTACAACTAGACATATTGTACCTTCGCTTGGAATCAAATCTTGAGTTGATTTGGTGAATGTGAATTGTTTGTTCATGATTTTATAGATTTAAGATTTATTACGATATTCTGTTACGTTTGGATAAACGATGTTGTTGATGAATGTAGAAAATTGTTTGTTGTTTTACGTTACGTTCTACCTTTTGCAAAGTAGACCATTGACAATTCTTATATTCAGTGTCTACCATTCCGCCACCTGACTATAATTAGGACATATGAATAGTTTGGTTATTTTTGAAATCTTTTTGTTTTTGGTTACGTAATAACTCAACAAACGTTTTATACCAAGGATATCTATATTTTGCCTTTCTAATTTCTTTCTTTTTACTAACAATAGGTTTCATATTATTACATTTTAGTAGTCGTTATGTGAGATTGTTACATTATCGTTTATAATAATGTTTTCTTACTCCTAATCCTTCTGTCTTTAAATGATTAAATTTTAATCTTTCTTTTAATCTATCAAATTGCATAGCAGTAACGCTATGTTTTTTAACATCATTTGAACTTCTTAATTCATAAACAGTCCTTTTATTATATTGTATCTCTACTAAAAGGTCATTATCTTGTACTAATGTCTCTAATTCTTTAATTGTCATTACGGTTGTTTTTATATTTAGTTGTTAATTCCTACTCATTTTAACAGGTGCTGACATACGCTATACAAGATTAAGTTTGAAAAATCCACATTTCCCTTCTTCAACTTCTCCGTTACCGAAGTATTTGTGTTTATATTCGTAGAAAATCGAACCACCACATTCATCATGTTTAATATTTATTGTTTCCATAATGACACTTTGTCCAATTTCAGACATTTCCTCTATTAATATCTTCTTCAATCCCTCATCGTCCATCGCACAATGTTGAAGATTTACACTATCTCTATGTCCATCTTTTGCCAATAGATAAACTGAACGTTGTATAAAATCAGATTTATTCATGTTTACTTGATGTTCGGTTTGTGTCATTTGTTCTTGTGTCATTTGATTTTTCATTTTGTTTGTTTTTAAATTTGAATAAGCGAAGTAAATAAAAATTCCTTGTATAAAAAATTATTTTATACAAGGAAAAAGTTAAAACGTTGATTTACAGCAACATTAATTTTGTTTTACAAGGAATCAAATTTTTGTATCAAACAATCTGTCAATCTCGTCAAACAATTCATCTTGTTCAGTTTCACAAAACCTGTTATCTACTCTATAAATGAATTTGAAATTTATCGTTTGTTGCACTTCTGTTAGCTGCAAAATGATAAACATATGATGTAACATACCCTTCATCGTCTCTTTTAATACACAAACTCCAATAATCGTGATTACACCTGTTTTTATCAGCAGTGTAAAACTTGCAATTTTGACAATTTTTAACAGTATCACTACTTCCTACAACAGCACCCTTGCTCAATGCGGTGTTTTCGTTTTCTATTGACATATTGTGCTAAATTTTAAGTTTTGTTTTTCAATTAAACATTAGTGGTTTAATACCCACCCATCGGAAATACTTTTACGTTATGCTCAATTCTTTTTTCTTTTCTGCTTCCAAGCGTTTATCTTGTCTTGAACACACTCAATAAGAACTAGTATTGAAACCACAACTATTATCAGTCCTAAAAGACTTAACCCTATTATATCTTTCATATTCCAGACAACTATACACCCCGAACAAGAAGAAAAAAGAACTAAGCATAGCAGCACATAAGCAAAGTACCTGTGGTAAATTGTTGTTCTCGTTTTCATAATTATTTTTGTTTTAGACTTTCGTATGTTTTTGCGTTAGCTATTTTTAAGATACCAACTATGTACTTTTAATAAGAAAATTGATCCTATTGCGTAACTACCTAAAATATATGGATATTTATACCACATACCATCCATAAATATCCCAGCTATTGGAATTATATGAACTAAAACAGCTACTAACAAGCAATATAAAAAATGCCTGTTTTTGTGCATATTTGAAAGTATTTGTTTCATATTAAGTTAATTAAAGTTTGATAAATTTGTGATTCTAAGTCCCCACCATCGGCAATCTGCAAAACGTTACCCCCCATTTTGACTAGTGTTGTTAAGAAAGTTTGTATACTCCTTTGCATAGGTTTCTAAGCCTTTGGGGAATATTACGACTTCAAACCCTCTTGCATCTAATACTGCTCGCATCTGCTTTTTTCCAACTCTAAATGGGGGAAGAAAAACCGGTGCTAACACATTATTTGTGTCAGTGGGGGTTTCGTTTTTCAAATTAACATTTTCCATATTATCAAGTTTTGTTTTTCAATTAAATATTAGTAATATAATGCCCCCACCTTCGGCAAGGTGCAAACCATTAGTGGCAAGGCTAATATAGCGTTTCCATATTAGGAGAATTGCAACTAATATAGCTGTCAATGTGTTCAAAATTAACCATGTCTTTAAATGGATTTGTTTCATCAAACTCAATTTTAGCATTAGCTAATTGAAGTTGTTGAACATGGATAACGTGGACAAGTAATCTAATTGCTTCATGTTTGTCTAATTTATCAACTGCTAAAATTGCTTGATGTTTTTCTTCACATTTATGTATATCATCGCATTGAACACCTACATGGTCAATGGACATAATCTTATTTGCAATTTTTTGATACTCTTCTTTCTTTGCCATTTCGTTTTAAGTTTTGTATTTTCAATTAAACATTAGTGGTACAATGCCCCACCTTTCGGCAATATTGGGTTCGGAGTACCGAACCATCGGCAGTTTTTGCGTTATATGCAATACTTTTCACTAAGTTCTTTGCATACATCATATAGTTCTTCAGCACCTTCACCAGTCAAATAATGGCTGTGTGCTACTTTTAGTTTCCACCATTCATCATCAGGTAGTAGTTTTTTTAATTTTATCAGTAATCGGTCAGCCATCATTTGACTTTGCCAAGCACCTCCTTTGTTTCTAAAATCGTTCAAAGTACTGTATATAACAGCTTGTATATTCAATTGCTGATTCTGTGCTTCTATTTTAGTCATTTGTTCCATAATTTTTAATACTAAATATACTTGCAAACCGTTAGCAAACATAAAAATTATTCTATACTCGCTTTTAAAAAATCAATTAAATTTTGAACTTCTTTTTTTGTCAGTACTATTTCATTTTCTTCTCTTGTCCATTTATCAGGGGTTGTTAGCATATAAAATTTAATTGATTTTTTACCAACACTATCAACTTTTAAACAAGTGTGTTTTTTTTGCTATAAATATATTGTACATAATTTTTACGCTTTGCTAACAGTGTATATGTGAAATACACCATTAAGGTTTGTATTTAATTTTAAAGTTTATCATTCTAATTAAGTTATCGTTACGGCTTCTTCGCCTATCCGCAAAACGTTATGTTTAATTAAAAAATTGTTTTGAGTTTGTTGATATTTCATCACTCGAAAACACACCTTCAATGTTATTATCTTTTAATTCAATAAGTCTCTGTTTTAAATTATCAATATGTTCAGTTGGTTGTAACATTTGTTGAAATAACTTCCCTTCTGTTTTTGTATGGTATAATGAAAAATAAATCTCCTTATTTAACATTATCGCATCCTGTAATTCTTCTATACTATTTAATCTTTTCATTTTTATAAATTTTTATAAGGTAAAACAATTTTTAACTAAAACATAACAACAAATAAAACATATTAAAACGATGGTTTATCATCGTTCGTTAGTGGGCTATGTTGCAAACTCTCGGTTAAAGAGCCATCAATATCTAATCTACCACTATTCCAATATCTACCTAATCCAAACCAACCGCCATTTTTTGTTCTTGCAAATACTCCTTTTGGCTCATCTTTAAATTCAGTACTTGTGAATTTAATAAAATAATCAGTTTTGTCAAATAACCAATCACTGGGTAATCCTTCTCTTTCCCATAATTTTAACAATTCATTATTAGCTTTTTCAAATGGTATAATCTCGTCAATTGTAACTTGATACATTCTACTTTCTCTAATTTTTCCATCGTCAAAGCAATTATAAGTTTTTCCAATTTCGGGTAATCCTGTTGTTAATGTACTCATTGTTACGCTGGTTTAAGTTGTGATTAAAAATCTATCTCTTTTTTCATACTAAGTAGTTTTTGCCAAATTTGAATCTTTGAGTAATTGAATCTTGTTTGCTGTTGTCTATCAGACGTTGATAATCAATACCAATCTCTTCGCAAATTCTCTTCATTCCACTGATACAATCTTTCAATTTTAACTTCTTGAAATCTTTAACTGTATTGTTGAATTTGACCTTCTCATCGTTGTTGAATAATTTTGAACAATTACTCATTAATGCTTGAGCAAAATCAATATGCAAATCCAACTCTTGGACATCTCTAGGCATCATAAAAAATCTCATTTCGATGTACATTGGCTCTTCTTTCATTTGAAACTCCATCTCTGTTATCGAATTATATGAATTGCTTTTGAGCAACAAAAATTCACCTTTTTTTTGATGAATCTCTCACGACCTTAGAAGATACATTATCAAAAGGCGACAAGAAATACCAAGCTATAAATGGATTGTTATAAAGATATGAATTTAACAGTTTGAAGAATTTGTATCTATTCTCTTTCAAAATTCTCAAATTTGATTTGTTATAAAAAGCTAGTTTTTGACTAGGTGAAGTCATTTCATAGGTTATTATTTCTGACTTTAACAATTCTTCATCTGATTTAGATATCCTTTGATATTGCGGCAAATTTATGTTTATATGACAACCACCTTCATCTTCCATAGAAACAATGCTGGATGGTGCTAAGTCCATCTTGTCTGATAAAAATTCATTCAATTTAACAAACTTACTCAAAGCAGTTTTCTTATCTTTGAAAACAATTGTTTGATATTCTATTGAGTTCTCGTCTGTATCTGAACTAGCAACACCTAATTTTGATTTGATTGGCTTCATTAAATCTCTTGTGTTGTCTTCTATCTTCTCAATAAGTTCTTGATAAATTACTTCATCGAAGTTTGTCTTGATACCGTTTTTTATATAAGATTTCTTGTTATATAAAAACTTAGGATACAAATTCAACCCATATGTATGTTCGAATCCAACGTCCAAGAACTTGTTTTCTTCAAATTTTAAGTTATTCAGAAGTTTTTTTCGATTTTGTTCCACTATTTGATTATTTTTAATATCAGAATTGGAGTGATTAATAAATAATTCTGATATACTTCTTTCATAAAAGAATTCATCTCTCCATATTTTCATAATTCTCTTGCTTTTGTTCTGTAAATTGTTCTTGGCGATACATTGATTAACTTTGATGCTTCAATACCAGTTGTTGATAAAGCTATAGCCATCTTAACTCTGGCTGCTTCATCACCTATCAATCTTAAAATTGATTTTGATACATTCATCGCAAGTGTTTTCTTAAGTGCTTTGAACTCTTCAGTGAACAAACAATATCCCAAATAACAATCAACTGTTTCAACACTTACAACTATGAAATGATTTTGGTCAAAAACAATCTTTTTTGCGTTATTGTTTTTTAAATAAGCTTCTTTTCTCTTGGTCATATCAAGTCTTTCTTATGGTGAAAGAAGTGTTGTGCAACTTCTTATTGAATGTTAGAATGATTTTGTCTGGTTGGCTTGATATCTTCATCAGATTAAAACACAAAACAACTTGAGGTTTTTGCTTTATGAAAGACTTGAGCAATATGAAACTCGCTGAGTTGACCTTCATATCTATTTTGTCTGTCTTGTTATTCAAGACAACAGCAGTCTTAATCAAATTTATTACCTTCAATTTCGCTTCTCTTCTCATTTTCGTAATTGATTTTCCATTGTTTGAAACTAGGTGTTGTTTTGTTCGCTTCTATTAAATCTTGAACATCGAACAAACACATTTCCACTTCCTTTCTTCTTTCACCTGCCTTGAAAGCATTATACAAATCACTATCAGTCCATTTTTTGAAATTGGATTTGACAATAACTCCATAAACAACACCATCTCTCTCTTGAACATAAAAATTCACTGGTCTTGGTCTTGGATTTGATTCAAGATTCTTTTCAACTTGATTCTCAATCATCTCATACTCATTTCCTTTGATATCAATCAAAACAAATCTACCGTCTTGTGAACTTTGAATAACATAACCATCGTATACAAAATTCTTCTCTTTCTTCAAGAAAGCAATCTGAACATCATCCAAATTCATTCTTGGGATGAGTCTGACAACAACTTCGATTGTGTTGTTGATTTTATGAATAACACTTTCCCAGACTTTCTTGTCCAATTCGATAATATCACCTTCTTGTGTTTTGACTGATATTGTCCTTAGAAATTGAATTTGAGTTACCAATTCTTTGCCTGTAAATTGGTCTTTGATTACTACATGGTCATCAACCTTATTATGGTGAATTATTCTGTATGTCCTTTTGGAAGTTATGTTGTAGACTTTTTGTTTTAATTCTACGTACTTTAATTTGGTTAGTACAACTTCAACTGTTATGAAGTCTGGGTGCTTGAAGATTTGTTTGTTCATTTAGAATTTATCAATTATTTGTATTTGAAGTAAACTTTGATTTTGAGTTTTTTGTTTATAGTGCCACTCTTTGGTTTCTTTTTGGTTAAACCAATTGTTTTACAAGAATATGATACTGAGTTGACTTGCAATCCATTTCTTGCAGCTGCTTTGTTGAGACTTTCATATTCCTCGATTGGCTCATCTGTTTCGTGATTGTACATTACAACTGCTCTCTTTTCGTACAAATGTTCATTATTTGAATCCATTTCTAATTATATCAATTTAACACCCTCTTGTCTTATTCTGTTGTTTCTACAGTATTGGTTAAATCTGTTCTGGTAATTTGTCTTTATAAACTGTAATTTCAACCTTTCCTAATCCTAAGCCAAAATCAACGTTGTTTAATATTAATTCTTTCTTTATCCAATCATCTTCTGTTAGTACGACTTCAAAACAATTATCTTTGTTTTTAGGCAATAACAAAACTTCATTCATGTCTTTCATTGAAGACAAGATTGGTGTTCTATTCCAATTGCTAATATCTCTCAGAACAAACAACTTATCGTTTCCATTCTTTATCCTTAAAGCTATTGTTAGCAATATATCTGGAGTGAATCTTAAACCATTGTACTTGTTGACTGTGTAAATCATTATCCTTGTCCTTGTAATGGGGAATTTGATGGTTTGCTTAGGAATTTTGCTCTTATTTTTGATTCTACATCAAAATGATGTATCCTCTGAAGTTCAGTCTCTGCTGAATCTTCCATATTAACATCAAGAGCGTTACATAATCCTGCTAAAGCAACCATTGTTCCACCTGCCTCTTGGTCCAATTCTCCCATTGGTCTAGAGTAGACGTATTCAACTATTTGGATTACTTCTTGTTTTGACATTCCACAAGCCTGAACAAGTTCAACAGCCTCTTCTGCGAATCTGTTTCTTCTCTCTTGTGGAGATTTGAATAATGCCTTATTAACATTTTTTGAGAATACAAGATCAATCCAATTTTGAACTCTTGCTTGAAATGTTGTTTTTTCTAGTGTCTTTACCATGTTTTTATATCTTTCTTTTTAAATTGTTCAAACCATTGTTTAACTGATAGAATAGTTTTTGAAGGGTCAAAATTTTCTTGAATGTTGATAAAGAAGTTCTAATACTTCTTCCTCACTATACTTATTTTTATCTTGTTCTTGAAACTTATTAAACCAATATTCTTTAGCTGCATTTGATTTAGCACCTGCTATAAATCCTAATTCAGCTTTTTTATTTTCACTAAAATACATTTTTGAATAATCAATAGCAGCATCTTCAAGTGTTTCTTGGTTAGGTTCTTCTTGTTTAACACAAGTAAGGCAACTTCCGTGAACTTGACAACAATATGGGTCGTGTTCTTTACAAGTACATTTAGGTTCTTCTTGTGGAATGATGATTTTGTAATAAGGCTTTGCGCCATGTACTAATTCTGTAACTTCATTTGTTTGAATAATCTCAACACTCTCACAACTTGGATTCTTTACAAACCATTCTAAAAACTCTTCGTCAATAGCTTGTACACCATCGGCAATTAAGTCTTGGTCTGTTGTTAGAGTGACTTTTTTATCACCTTCTTTAAAGTATAAAAATGCGATACCATCTATAGTTTGAAACCCTAAGATTCCTTCTCGTAATTCTGCTTTAGTTAATCTACCACTTTTAAGTATAACGTTATCTCCTTCTTTAATTTCTTCATCAGAAGTGATGGAAATGTTTTGGAATTTAGCTTTTAAATAATCTAAATCTGACTGTGTAAATTCATCTGTAACTAATGCATAACCACGATTGTCTTTTATTAACGTACTTGGTTTGTCTGTAGGTAATACGTGTATTGTTTTTGTTGAAGTTTTCATAATTTCTCAGATTTTGTTAGTGTTTTATTTCAATAGCGAATTAAGAGTATAACTTTGTATAAAAAAAATCATTTACAACATAAATTTTTAATACGCTGATTTACAACAACTTTATTTTTGTTTTACAGCATAAAAAAAAATTCCC